AGACCGAGGATTACTGTAAGGGGTAGGATGAAATGAGAGTGGTGATCCAAAAAAGCGCGAGTTAAAAAAAAGCCCTATATTTAGGGATATAAAGAGCTTTTACACTGCATTTTTACTACTGTTTCATGTTTAAAACTTTCCATCATTTTTTCATCAATGCGTATTTTTGCGAAAGAAAGCGAAAGAAGATGCGAATATTTGGGGGTTCTATCGGTTTGCTGAGCTCAACAAAACGATAGATTTGAGTGTTGCGTAAGTGTTGTAAAACTGCGACATAGGAACATGATAAAGGAACACATAGGAACATTTGTTTTTAAAATGAAATGATAGTCTATTTGATGTTGTTTATATTTTTAATGTCTTTTTCCATTTCTTGCATATTTTTTATAATGGTTTCTATAGCCTTCATTTTTTTGTCACTTACTTTGCCTTCACACTCAGAATACGCATTTATCATATAGTGCTTTGTCATCCCAACATCAACAATATTTGGTGTCTCTTTAAAACGAATGCTCGCTTGCACCTTTTTATATTGCTGCGTGGCATTATCAATATATTTCTGACATTGATCTGCATATAAAAAGTTAAATACAGCGATGGCTATTAGAATAATTTTCATTGTGAATCCTTTATATGATTGCTCGGATAACTTTACCGACAATTTTAAAAACTGATTGATCATCAGGATCAACGTCATAGCTTTCGTAGTCAGGGTTAACGCTTATGATACGGAGCTGTCCGGTCTTCATATCTAGCTGGATCTTTTTTACCATGAGGATGTTTCTCCAGTTAATAATGTAGAGGCCGTCGCCTTCATACTGGCGGTCTAGTTCAAAGAATACCCACGAGTCCGGCATGAGCATGGGAGCCATTGAGTAGCCGTCGACCTGTATAGCGCGGACTTTTTCAGAGGGTGAGAACTTAAAAAAGATTCGATCCACGTCAATGGTGCGCCACGAGTCGAAGCTGTCGATGCTTTCGAGATGGTTGCCACCGCCTGCTGATGCCTTGAGTTCCAGGGCGGGGATTTTGTAGACCTCTTCACTTGTCAGGTTGTGGTTGCCTTTTATGGTAGATAAGTCCTGAGACGTCTTATCAATCATTTCTCCCCTTCCGTCAAGAAGCCAATCCGGGGAAAGGTTAAATTTTTTAACCATCTGCACGGCTTCAGATGCTGAAAGCTCTTTTACACGATCATTTTCAATGCTTTTAATACGCGCTTCATTGACTCCGAGTTCATCTGCAAATTTTGCCTGAGAGCCCTTAAAAAGGTCTTTCCTAACTATTTTTACGCGATCTTTTAACTCTTCCATGGTGTAAATTCCTATAAAAAGTTAAAAATCTTAAACTTTCTATTGACAAAGGTTAAGAAATTTAACTATACTTCAACATATCGAATATTTAAACGAGTCTCAAAACACGTTTTAAAGTTTGATATCAATTATATCGTTTACCGCTGTGTTTTTACACATGGTAAGCGTGTTTTTTGAAGTAGATGGAGCCTACCAGAGGCCGTGATAAATCTGGAAGCCGTGGGATTGATCGGCGGGGGTGAGGGTAAAACCTGACGGCACGGGCCAGAAGACGTGCAGAGTTAATTATCGCGAAGGCGAGTATTGCGCAGTATTTGGGAAAAAAGAGGCAATGGTGTCTTCGCGTTTACACCACTATATCGCAATTTTGCAGGATTTTGATTTAAGGAGCAGATTTAGGTCTGTTACGAGATCAAAAAAAAGGTTGTATGTATGTGTGACTGTAAAAAGAGTAAAGATACCGGGAGCATAACCATTGTAATCACCGAAGAGGGTGATGATGTACGTGTACAAGCTAATGGAAATAAGATATCTTCATCATCAATATTGGCGGGGATCATTGAGATCCTTCCGCAGATTAAGGGTGTGAAAGAAGCAGGGAGAGCATATATTGTAAAGGCAATAGATAACGGTCTCAAAGATAAGATGCCAATGACCGATGCCGATGATGAGTGTCAGAAAATAGAAACTCTGGAGCAGTTTGAGGAAAAGATACTCGAAGCGCTGCAGTTTAATGGTTTTAAGCCGAGAGAAAACGGAATTCCATTTTTTGGAGTGTTCGTATATTCATACTATAAAGACAAACATATAGAAGTGTGCTTTCGTGTGGCAGGTGCAGAGCAAATTACGGTGACTGGTGATGGTAAAAACTTTCCTGATGTCTATGCTTCGATATTCAAAAATCTACCGAGTGCGTTTAAATACCTAAAAAAACAGATAGAGGGGTGAGGCATGAAAACAAATGATGCTTTCACGGAAAAGATAGATCAGCTGATTGATGACGATATTGATTTTTACACGGGTGAGGTCATCGGTATGGATGAAATGATTACGACGGCCCATTCATTCGTAAGTAGTAGATTTGACACCTTTCATAAAAAAGGACTCTTGAACGACAGCATAACAGAGTTTTATGGGGTTCCAAAAGAGCCATTCAGAAAAAGACATCCAGACCCTGCATATGTTCCCATGTGGGCGAGGTAAATTCTTGTATGTCATAGCGCATCCTTCGTGGATGCCAACAGTAATAACCTTCAAACGAGGGGTCTGCGGCTAAAGTCAGCCAGCCATGACACTTCCTTTCAAATAGAGATTTAACCACCCACCTTACATGTAATTGTAAAACGCTCGGGCATTCGGTAGGGGCTTAGCCATGCCGCAACCTCTCTTTTGAGGGTTTTTACCTCATTTTTTTACAAAAACAAAAAAAAGCCATATTAATGGCACAAAGATAAGGAGTTATTATGAGTTCAGAAGAGCAGCTGACGCTGATACTGGAGACCATTTCCGCAGCGAAGGCCGAGGGACGTGACCTCACCATTGCACAGGCGCAGCGCTGGCTGCACAGAAAGTACATCCAGAACCAGATCTACAACAAATACGGCGCCAGTATTCAGGGCTTTCTCGTGATAGCAGGTTTTACGGTGGGCGAGGAGGATGGGCGTCTGGTGCATGACCAACGCTTCTACAATATCTTCAGCCGGTACCTAAACAGCGAGAACTACCTGAGCGGTGCGGATGGCGTCAAGCTTCGTGACGCCATGGACCGGCTGGGCATCGACTACCTCAACTCTCCCACTTTCCCGCTGGAGCCGATCGAAGAAAAAAAGGCGGTGTGATGTGGAGTATTTTATTGATACAAGGGTGGCTTCTATCATCTATGGAGTTGGAGAGCGTGCATTACGAGCAGCTGTGGAACGCGGCAGCGATGCCTACCGCCACACATACATAGAAGCAAAAGGACGTGGTGGGAAAAAGCTCCTCATCGGCGTCACCAAAACACAACTCGAAAAAGCAGACCTTGACCCTGAAGCACTGATCTGGAACGATGTACTGGAGCCAACAACGTTTGAGATGTTTAAAAGCACTCTCATTTCAGATGAAAAAAAAGAAAACATAGCGCCTGACATGCGCGACTTCCTCAACGCCAGCGAAACACAGCAGCGCCAGACACTGCTAAAGCTGAACGTCATAGAAGGCTATGCACACCGCAAAGGCTCTACTTCCGAGTATATTGCCTCGCTCGGCTCAAAATTTGACGAGCTTGGCATTACCGAAGGGAAGCTGTTTCGGTGGCTGAAGAGCTACGCCGATGCGAAGGAGTCTGGCATCAGCCCATTGGTGGCGCTTCTTGACAAGCGTGGTGCAGAACGCGGGGCGACGAAACTCAGCGCGGAGCAAAAAGAGATGGCAGTGCGGCTGCTATGCCGACGCGACAACCCGCTGCGGGTGAGTGCTATATACCGCAATATGAAACACCGCTTCGGTACCGCCATGCCAAGCTACGCGGTGCTCAACAACTTCCTCAAGCGTTGGAAGCGCGAGAACGCGAGCCTATACGAGTTTGCACAGAACGCCGACAAGTGGAAAAACAGCCGCCTGAGCGCACAGGGAAGCCTGAGCGAAAAGGCGCTCTACCCCAATCACTACTGGGAGCTCGACTCCACACCTGCAGACATCATCACCGGAGACGGCAAGCGTTACACCATCCTCGGTGCCATCGACGTATTCAGCCGCCGCCGCGTCTTCTGGGTGGACGAGCGCTCGAGCAGCTTCTCCATTGCAAGGCTGCTGCGCCGCGCCATCATGAAGCTGGGCATTCCCGAGCATGTTGTCATCGACAACGGGAAGGATTACCAGAGTAACCACTTCGAGAGCATCTGCTACAACCTCGGCATCGACATGGTGACCGTACCGCCGTTTTCCGGTGACATGAAGCCGCACATCGAGCGGGTGTTTAGGAGCCTATCGAGCCAGCTTTTCGAAGAGATGGAGGGCTACATCGGCCACAGCGTCGCCGAGCGCAGCGCCATCGAGTCGCGCCGTGGGTTTGCCCATAAGATCGAGAGTCAGGAGAAGTGGTACAAGAAGGCGAGAGAGGCCAAGAAGGGTGCTTTTGTCGACGGCTTCAAGATCAAGGAGGGGAACCTCGGGCTGGAGCTGAAGATGGCGGTAGAGGCCGACGAGCTGATGCGGTGGATCGACGGGTGGACGGATATGGTTGAGCGCGAAAAGCATTCATCGCTTCCGGGCACACCACTGCAGCAGTGGCAGAAGCAGGTCGTCCCCGTCAAGGCGGTACCGGACGAACGGATGCTTGACATTCTGTTTGGCGAGAGCTTCACACGGAAGGTCGGCAAAAAGGGAATTTCGCTTCACGGAGCACTCTACCAGCATGTGCAGTTGGCCTACCATGTGGGCGAGGATGTACGGGTGATGTCGGTGGACGAGATGGGGCATGTGTATGTCTACACGATGAACCTTGAACCGATCTGCATCGCGGAAGACTACGACTTCATCGGCCAGAGCCGTGAAAAGCTCGCGGAAGCCAAGCGCATCAGCCACCGTATCGCCAGAGAGCATGCCAGAATGCTCGAAGCGTGGGAGCGCGTCAGCAGGGAGATCGACCCGAGCATCAAAGACCGCATCGTCGCCTCCATGGCGGAACGCGGCGTGGAGATGCCGATGTCAACTCCTGCGGTGACCAAGCCTACAGAGGTGATCCTCAATATTATGGAGGCGTCCAAGACCTTTGCGGCGCAGGATGCAGAAGCCGCGGCAGATTCGAACATCACTGACATGCAGGGAGAGAAGCTGCTGCCCTCAGGAAGGCCGCCGTTTCGTCAGGTGTACGACCGTTTCATGTGGGATCTTGAACATGACATGGTTGATGACAGTACCAAAGAACTCAAAATTGGCAGAGAGGAGATCTGGAATGCCGCAGAAAGAGAGTATGAACGAAAGAAGGCTGGATAGTCGGGCGTTTTGGCGCCCGATGATCGAGTCTTTTGCCAGAAAGACCGAACTATTTCAAATCCTACAAGGAGCAGTCATGCGTGAAGAATTTGTTCAAACGCAGAATTATATCAAACTTGTCGAAGCTTTTTCAAATCTTGATGAGCTTCCTGTCAGCGCACCCCGCATCGGGCTTGGGTACGGCAACTTCGGGCTGGGTAAAACGTTTGCCCTAGAGCGTATTGCGCTCAAGGAGAACGCCATTTTGTTTCGGGCGTCCGAGACATGGACGAAAAGCTCGCTGCTTTCAAAGCTGTGCGGGGAGCTGGGTCTGGATACCAAGGGACATAGCCCTCAGCTCTACGAGCGGGTTCTGGAGTCGTTTCTGGTCAACCCCAGAACGCTCATCATCGACGAGGTAGACGCCCTGACGCGCGGCGACAAGGTCACGGTTCTGGAGATGCTGCGCGGGCTGCATGATGAGTCGAGCATTGTGCTCTTTCTCGTTGGTATGGAGCAGGCTGACGCCAAGCTCAAGCGCCACCGTCACTTCTACAGCCGCATCGTCGAGTTTGTGAAGTTCGAGGGGATCGGACCCGCAGACATCGAAAAATTCTGCACATTGTGCGACGTCGCTATTGAGCCTGACCTCATAGGCTTTTTTGCAAAACGCTACCCAAACCTGCGCCAGATCAAAGTCATTCTGTTGCGTCTGGAGAATTTCTGCAAAATCAACGGCATCAAAAGCGTTGATCTCAAAACATTCAAAGCATCGGGGGTAGAGCATGGGGTCGACAAAGCCTAAGCGCTTCAAGAGAAAAGCATCGAAAAAACAGAACGTCTGGGCGTACATGCGCCGAAATCGCACCTTCAGAGTGGGTGACATCATGATGCTGCTGGAACTGACGCAGCGTTACCTCAAGCCCATACTATGGCACCTTGAAAAAGCCGGATATCTCACCCTGACACAGGATAGCGGAGAGTATCGCGACCGCATCTATACACTGGTGCGAGATACTGGGGTGAAGTCGCCATCGATCATTAACGGGGAGGTTTTTGATTACAACACTGGAAAGTTCCATAGTGCAAGCCCCAAAAATATGGCTCGACACAATCTTTTGAAGACGCTTGAGGCTTTGGAACATACGATCATGACCAAGCACGAGATGGCAGAGGGTGCCGGAATGTCACGGGAGTCCGGAGCCTCGAAACTGGTATTTCAGGAGCTGGAACTCAAAGGCGTCATAGCGCGCACCAACCCAATCAGCAGACGTGATAACAAGATGCTATTCACTGTAAACACGGAGAAGCGTGATGCACTCATTGCAGCACTTCAGGCAGATGGTTGAGACCCATGGCAACAACGCGGTGGCGCGGCGCATTAAAAAGAGCCCGGCGACAATAAGCCGCATTATGAACGGAAACTACCCCAACCCCGAAAAGATAATCGCACTGGTAGCGGAGGCCTTCCCGCAAAGCGGTACGGTGATGTGTCCGGTGCTCGGTGAGATCAGCGCAGCAGTATGTGTGCGCTTCAAGGGGTTCAGCCGCGACGGCACGGTCAGCCGTGACCGGAACTACTGGCAGGTGAAAGAGACCTGTCTTACATGTAAGGAGAACTAATGCACGTAGAAGATGGAAGATTGCGCGCAATCAATAGTGCCGAGGAGCTGAAAGCTGCTTTTGCAGCAGGATTTCAGGCTGTACCGGCTCAGCATTGGGATGAAGCGGAAGAGTATCTGCGCCTTTCGGAAAATTGTGAGACTGTAGTTGATCTCAAAAACAAGACGCCGCTGACCTCGTGGGCAAAAAAAGAGCGACAAAAGAAAAGGCGTTGGCGGAATGTCAAAAGAAAGGGCAACCGATGACCCACGCAATCGACGTGCTCTCTGGCGTCGCCCTCGGGTGGCTGGCCTGCGAGATCTATTTTTACAGAACGAGAGGAGGACGTAAACCATGGAAAACATGGCGCTGGTAATCAGCTTGGTGGATACGGGAGTGATATTGACAGGGATGCTGTTTGGCATGGTGATAGGCGCCGCAATGATGTGGTTCACAATTGATTTGAAAAGATATATGGAGGTGACTGATGGAGTTCGAAGCAATCGAGCCGAAAATGAAGGTGCTCGCCAAGGGTGAGCCTGGAGTTGTGGTGCGGACTGGGAAGTATGAGTTTTTCGAGATGCTTCCGCAGATGGAATATGTGGATGTAGAAGTAGACGGTGTGATCCGGAGATACGACATCGACGAGGTGCAGCCGTATGAAGAGGAGAAAACATGCCAAGAATGACCTACAAAACATGGTTTGCAAAGCTCAAAGAGATCGCGGATGCCAACAGCATCGAGGTTGAGAGTGACAACTGGTGGCAGGATGACTATCGCGCCGGACTGACGCCGCAGGAGGCGTTTGATGAAGAATACGGATGGAAACTGTAATGACCACAAAATATGACGTAGGGCAAACAGTATATCGCCCAGATGGATGCGATATAAACGTAATTGCTATCAGGATTGAAAAAGGACTCGACAAAGTGTTGATCACGTATTTCATGGATGATGCACAAAAATATGAAGAGGAGGATCTTCATGGAGACTTCTATGAGTACATGGAGTATCACAGAAAAAACTTCAAAGGGAGAAAGCCCCCCACAGAGCAGCCATAGGGCTGCTTGATGGAGCGCTACAAGTCGCCCAATTCAAAACAAGGACAAAGCATGCCAAAGAAAGATGAACGCGGGTTCTGGCAAAGCAAGGACGGTGACTTCCGTCACCCGGATATGGTTCCGATGGACAAGCAGCTCGAAGACCAGACGGTAGAAAAGCTGGTTGCCAAAGCAAAAGAGGTGCAGCAGCTACTGATCGAATTCAAGAGTACTGCCTATGAGGAGTGCTTCACATTCATCGAGCTGCTGCGTGACAAGTACGGCATGGATCGCATGGAGAGTTCTCGCATGGGAAGCGTCACACTACGAACATACAATGGCTCTGCAGAGGTACAGATACAGGTCGCGAAGCTGATCAGCTTCGACCAGAAGCTCTCTCTGGCAAAAGAGAAAGCAGATGAGTATCTGATAGAGAAGACGGAGCATGCCGACCCTGAGATTCGGACGCTGATCACCAAGGCTTTCGAAGTCAAGAACGGGCGCATCGATGTCAAGAAGATCCTCGCGCTGAAGTCGTACGGCATCAAGCATCCAAAGTGGCTGCAGGCCATGGAGCTGATCGACGATGCAACGGAGATCGCAGGCACTAAGAGCTACATCCGGTTCCGTGAGCGTGAAGGCGGGGCTATCGACGGTCAGATGATCAACATCGCTCTTGATCTTGCTGCACTCCCGGTGCATGAAACGAAACGTGATGAGGATGATGACGATGACGATGTCGCGTGAATATAGCAGCGCGGAAGCATCTGAAATCATCAGAGTTGGAGAGGATGAGCTACTGGTGTTGCGCAAAAAAGTAGGTATCGACATGGTAGGAAAGATGACGGAATCCAATATTTCTGCCATCAAAAGCTACAGACGTAATGTGCAGGGTGTTCCAGATCTACGCCCGGAAGAATATCGGGTATGTGATACATGCATGGAAGAGAAACCGATGATTAACTTTCCAACTCGCGGACGTGGACACTCTAAAACATGCATGGCATGCCAAACTCAAGAGGAGGATAGCAGTGAACAACAGACGGAGACACCGCAGATTAAGAAAGATGAAGCGCCGATAAGCAAGCAGCGCGCAAAGGAACTCGTGAAAGAAGCCTATGACCTTGGATTCCGACATGGTGAACAGCTTGGAATAGAGCGAGGGCGTGTTGTGAATGACAGCGTCGGAATGCTTGAGCTGCTTGGTGATGTGTCATGAATACTGCTAACTTCATAGTCCTTTCATCAGGCGCACGCTTCTACTTCCATGATATGGCCGCCAATGACATCCACATTGAAGATATTGCAACGGCACTCTCGAACATCTGCCGCTTTGGAGGACATTGCGGCAAGTTCTACAGCGTCGCGCAGCACTCCGTGATGGTGTCTCACCTTGTGCCTGAAGAACATGCACTGGCTGCATTGCTGCATGATGCCACGGAAGCCTATGTCGGCGACATGGTTCGACCATTGAAGCGGCAGATATCTCACTACCGGGAGATAGAGCAGATCGTATCACGCCTGATCGAACTGGAGTTTGGTATAGACCTGCATCACCCGGAGATCAAGAATGCAGACAACCGGGCACTTTACGCGGAGGCCATGCACTTTTTTGGAAGTGTTGAGGATTGGAAACTTGATGGGTACGAATGTTTATATCATATTGATCCATTTTCACCAGACGAGGCAAGGGAGTTGTTTATGGGACGATTTCTTGAGCTGATTCCAAGCAAACCATCACCGATGTTCGATCACTACATAAAGCGCTTCACCAAGCTGACTTAACAGGCCGCCCACCGGGGCGACCGCTTGAGTCTGTTTGAAACACTCTCATTTCATTTTGAAAAATAAGGAAAGGCAATGGCTGGAATACGTGAAGAGATAGAAGAGATTGTCGCACATCTGAATGATGTGGTAAAGACCAACTACCGTGCCGGATCAAAAAAGACGCAAAGGCTCATTTTGGTACATCTTGGGAAAGGCTTCACCGTAGATGATTTCAAAATGGTTCATCTCATAAAGGCTGCTGACTGGATGGGGACAGACTTCGCAAAGTACCTGCGCCCGGAGACGCTCTACGGCAGCAAATTCGAGAGCTACCTAAACCAGCCCATGAGCGACGCGCAGAAGCTCAAAATGATCATGCAGGCCACCGGTAAGAGCGCCACAGAGGTGCGTGACATGATGATGAACGGTGACAGACCATGAAGGCGCATTTGCGTGATAGCATCGTCCGCTCTCTTGGCATAGAAGGCGATCTGTTCGCTCTTCCAATGATCGAATCGATCATCAATGAGATTCCAGAAGATCAGTATCAGGTATTTTTTGATGCGCTCCATGGTGACGAGCATAAGTTCCTACGCGGACTCGACCGGGTGCAAAAGGTGGCGAAGATCTTTAAGGAGAACCGCAATGCGGCACTGCTCGGCGGAACCTACTCGAAAGCCAAAGAGATAGCAGACAGATTCTATGCCATACGCCGCGCCGTCTCCGAGTACGCAGAGCGAAATATCAAAGAGGGCAGCCAGAAAGATTTCTTCAACCGTGTGAAGTATAAAGAGATCACGATCCACGGAGAGCCTCTTACCAAGCAGGAGCTTTACGTCCTGGACAAACTCGGCGGCGGCGCATGGCTCTATGGGCTGATCTTCGAGGCGAACTCCGGCGTGGTGGTAGAGCGGATCGACCAGATCATCCGTGACGCCATACTGGAGAAGCAGCAGAAGCAGCTTGGGAAGAACGAAATGAAAAGGATTGGTGTATGACTTTGCAACACTCATGCAACACTGAAAGCCCTGTTTTACTGAGTGTTGCAGTGATATCAGTTTTGGAGGTGTATTGTGTTTGATTTTCTACAGGAAGAGTGGTTGCTCACCGAAGAGAAGCTTCACAGCAAAACAGAGTACTACATTGAGAACTTCATTCCCAAAGAAGGGATTACGATGTGGTACGCAAAATCAGGAGAGGGAAAAACATGGTTTTCCCTTGCTGTAGCCAAGTATATTCTTGACAATCATTCTGATGTGCGTGTGCTGATCTACATGGATTTTGACAACCCCCGTGCAACACTGTCTGATCGGAATGTTGAGCTGCTAATTTCAAATTATCATAACTTCAAGTTTCTTCATCGGTCAACTATCTCTATCAGCCCTTCAGAGTTGCTTGTCAACATTGGAAAGGGTGCATTCGGAGAGAATTATAAAGACTGTATTTTTATGATAGATGCCGCCCGTGACGTTGCCGAGGGAGACATGTATAACGATACGAAAGTACGGGCAATGATGGATGTATGCAAAAATATACGGGAAGCCAGAGGCACGATCATATTCAACCACCATGCAACAAAGAACGGAAAGCAGATTGATGGCTCCGGAGAGTTTGCTAAAAGTTTGGATGTACTATACAGACTGGGGCAGCACTCGAAAACAGAAGGCATGATTCATTTGAACCTCGATGCTGAAAAAGAGCGCCTCCCTGTACTCGATCAAACTTTTACGGTAGACACAAAAACACTATGCCTGAGACCTATGGACGACAGAGTGGCGCGGATTGACGGTGATGATAAGGCATTCATTGACCAGGTAAAAGATGTCCTGTCAAAAACAAAAGACGGCATGGGGCAGAGCGAACTCCTTGCCAAGATGGGGCTTGAAAAAAGTGATAGACCTGCAAGAGCAAGACTGGAAGCCTTCACGGGCACATTCTGGAACGTGGCACAGGGTGCACGCAATTCAAAAGTCTATACATTGGTATAGGAGTACAACATACACAAAACTGCAACACTCCATAAAATAGGGATTTGAGTGTTGTTCGAGTGTTGAAAATATGAAAGGACAGATAATGGGACACTACTTGCATATCAAGCCGCACGATATGTCGCAATACATACAATACTACGGCGTACGAGCTCCTTCTGATTTTTTTGAGATGATGAAATATACGGATTTTCTTCACATGTACCCTATATGCGTGATCGAAAACGGTTCGATAAAAGCCGCAGCTGTAGCATTTTCAAGGGATGAAGCCTGCGATCTTTTCAAAAATGATGCAAAAAAAGAATGGTACAGAATGCACGTGTCATACATCATTTTGGCATGCCCTGAAATTGTCAAGGAACTCCAGCTTCTTCCTATGGATGAGGCGCCAAGAGATGGAAATGCAATATATATCGAGGCTGTTGGAATCACGCAATACGAAGATGATGCACCTCGTGTCTATCAGGATATCGCATACTGGAGAGATGGAATGTGGAGAAAAAAAGACGGCTCCAATATTTTGGGTAGGTCTGTGGGATGGTTTCCACTAATTTTAGGGATGGATACGTGAAGCAGCACTAAAAAGTACAACACCTGCTACTCTTACAACTGCCCCTATAAATAGGGGCCAAACTGTTGTAAAACTGTTTCAATTCTCTATATATCTTCAAAGCATACCTAACAATCATACAACCATCGACATATCACGAACAGGAGGAAAATAATGCATAATAGACCCATGAACCCGAAAGAGGTTTTCAAAAAGTATATCAATGAAAATATCATTACAGATTCATTCGGTAATGAGATAGCAAAGGGTGATGAGTGCTTTTTTTGGACAAATCCACTACAAAGAGTACGGTATAGATTTCACGCCATATATCAAAGGGATGTAGATAGACCATACATATCAGTTGATGTAGATGACAACGATGATCTGAGCTGGTGGGCATATTGTGAAAAGGTGGCCCCATGAGACCAATCAGCAAGCAGTGGCTGCAAACACACTACAAGGAGACCTAATGCAAGGGACGTCATATCTTGAATATTTTGCCGAGATTGGCGTACATGTAGAGAAAAGTAAAACAATGCAGTTTACATGTACGGTATGTGGTTCTACGCATCAAAACACTGATGTGTATAGTTTTACACTTTTTAAGCACCGCTCTGTGGATTATGTTGAGTATCTTAGCAACAGTAAGATTCAAAAGGAAATGGATAATTACAAAAAATCTCTTGGTATTCGGCTCTTTTATTATTGGGATAGCCTTTGCGAACGTTGCGTTCATGCGAATGTCAGGGGCGCATTATGAACCGCACCCAGTATCGCGTCATGCTGATCAAGCAGATTCATGTTTCACACCGCTACCGCGACTATTTCATCTACCAGCGTGAAGAGTACGAAGAGCTTCTACATGAGCATTTCGGTGTCACCAGCTCGAAACATCTGAATATTGACCAGCTCGTCATGCTATGCGACTGGATGAACTTCCGCATTGATATTCTCCCCGTTCAGAAAAAGAAAGCTGATCTCGTAACACCGGCGCAGCTCACCACTATACGCGGCATGTGGAGCCAGTATGCCAAAGACACCAGCGACGAAGCACTGCTGAAGTTCGTGAAAAAGATCATCGGAGAGCAGTACTTACACATCAAAAGCCTGAAGCTCGAAGAGGCACAGAAAATCATACCGGTGCTGGACAAGATGCAGCATGCAAAGGGGCGGTGATGGATGAAAATGAAAAGATAACAAGCTTCGATATGTTCGAGCAGTTCTATGAGGACTGCCGTGATCTTCCCATCGAAGAGGTAGTCAAAAAATACAGCTCATGGAGCGTTTACGTGCCGTCATACAAAGGCACCTACCGAAATGAGAAAATACTCAGTGACTATGCAGATGGCATGAGCATACCAGATATTGCAAGGAAGTATGAACTCTCGCCAAAGCAGATATATGAAATCACGTATGATATGCGTAACCCGACACTAGACATTTGATAGAATGTGAAAAAGGAAAAGTATGTACATAAATATGAACAGAAAGCGTATAGATAGCATAAGTCCTGATACGGCGCGGTTTGAGGTAAGAATCCCGTTTGTGTTAAAAACTGAACATGCTATTTCAGAGTTGCAGGGAGATGTGGACTATGAGCAATACGACAAACATCTGGCGCTTAGATTCTTTTCAGAAAGAACAGGCCATAAAAAAGCACTAGATAAGCTTCATGATATATATGAAGACCTTCGATATATTCTTCCTCAGCAGCATAAGGAATTGCTTGATAGTTTTGAAGAAGCTCTTGAAAATATGAAACTAAAACTCGATGATGCCTTATAGTTACGCGATCCCGATCAGCGCATCCAGCCCGTCGCTGATCGCCTCCATAATCTCCTCTCTCATCCCCTCCAAAACTTCCCCATTTGAATCTATCGGAAAGAACGGTCGCGCAGGAACCGTTCCTTTTTTGTTGCCGAACTGCTGCACCATCGGGTAGTAGTATCCGTTCGCCGTGGCACTAATGCCTATCTCGGCGCGGACCGGAGTGCTAACGGTGTAAATTGAGTCCTGCAGGTTCCCCTCTTCATACAGCTTTTTGCTTGACCCCTTGCGCTTTATGGTTGCAGGCTTCAGCGGCGCCCATGGTGTACCGCTGTAGCTGCGCTCCCTTTCAAACGAATCTGCAACGGCATTGACCACGACATTGGCAGCTTCCGCATAGAGTGCCTTTGACGCCTCAAGCTTTCTATCAAGCTGCTGCAAAAACTCGACTACCTCGTCGAGTCCTTCAATCTTCACACTCTCATTCATGTAAATCCTTCAAAAACAGCGTTTAAATGGTGTTTAAAAACTAGAAAAGCTTTTTTTTCGACTCATTGGTCGTGTAAGGCATAAAAACGACTCTACGGCCTGTTTTGAAAAAGTGCTATAATTTTGAAGTAGATGAGCGATAGGTTTAGCGGTAAAACAGATTAAGTTCGGTCGCGGGTTCGAGTCCCGCTCGCTCATCGCCTTCAAAATATCTTCTCCTTCCCTTCCAATGCTGTATTCAATGCTTCATCCGTTTCATAAAGCTGGCCGCTGTGTACAGAGTGAAATACATTTTTCTTGTCCCCGATATCCACACCTACAACAACTTTCGCTTTTGAAGAGAGTTCGAATATCAAAAGCAGATGCCCGTCATAGTATGCCGATACAGGTTCATGTATGATATCAAGAAGGCTATAGATGTCTTCCGTGCTGAGAGTGTTTTTTTCGGCTTTCTTTTTCAGCAGTCCGACGCTCTCTTCACCTTTTGCTTTCAGGTTTCTTATTGCTCCGGTATCTGCCAGAATGAGATCGCTTTGCGGCTTACGCTTTTCAAGCCATGCATGCAATGGCTCAATGAAGCTAAGGTATCCGAGGCGCATCTTTTCATGGCGCTTGTATTCGGTATCGAGGGCACGGTCTACAAAACCTTTCCACTCATCCCGGCCCGGCAGCATCTGCATCATATCTGATTTGTAGCTTTCACGGATGATGTCTTCATAGGGGCACAATACCGTGCGTGTTCGTGCAAATGCTTTCTTACATGTAACGCTCTGCACCTTTTCAAAATACTGCTGCTCTGCTGTGTAGCCGCCATCTTCGCACGGGCTATGATCCCACCCTTCATCAAAGATATCATCCGGCGCTTCTTCGCTGATCTTCCAGCCGCGCTTCTTGATCTGAGATTCGCTGTGAGCCGTCACGGTGCATACACATCCGTAACCGTTCGGAGCGCGGTTTTTTTTCCACCATGGGTGATCACGATGCAGAGTCACTCCATGGCGTGCTCTATGGTTTTCGCGTGTGGTGGGCAGCAGCTTCGAGACATAGCGCCAGAAGACGCTGGAGACCAGCAGCTTTTGCTCCCGGCAGCGGGCAATCTCGCGGCTCATTCTCATGTTGGTATCGAAAATAGTCCGGAGTCTACGGCTGCCGATGTTGATGGTTTTCACCTCGCCCGTCTCAGGGTTCACAATATCCTGCTCACCCCACCACCCTTTTTTTTGAAGCGTGGGAATAATGTTCTTTTTCCACTCTTTGAACCCGGCACCGCTTTGCTGTGCCTGGACAAGACTCTCATGCATATCCTGCAGCAGATCCATCCGCATCATCTTTGCAACGGTGAAGGCGCGGCGGTGGGCTTCATAGTTCACTTCGTCGTAAAAAAAGCTGAGCTTGTAGCCCTTGTCACGGAGTATGGCGACGTTCTCCTCCGGGGTTTGCCCCCATGCAATGGAAATCATCTATCACCCCTCCGGGTTTTCATCTTCGACTTCTGCGGCTCCAAGGATGTCCGCGTTCATCATGGCGCTCGCCATCATCTCCTCCAGCTGATCGAAGCCAAGTCCGGGATAAGCTGCTTCGATAGCCTTGAAGGCATCTTCAAAACTCTCGGAGTCCTCGATGATACGCAGCATCTGCTTTTGAAGCGACATCACAATAGGGTTGGTGTCGATGCTGCCAAGCCCTGCAGATATGGCGTCTTGAGGTTTAGTTGCTGAGAAGTGCAGCAGACCTCCGAGCTTTTTGGCTGCGACCTGCTGCTCTTTTTGCGGCATGGGCTGTACCTTGACACCATAGGTCGCTTCAATGTGCTCCTGTGTGGGCTGCCATCCCATGAGCGAGATGCGCCAGTCGCGCAGTGATAGATCAATATTCGGATCTTCTTTGTCAGCAAGCTTAATGTCTATGGCTGCATCGATACGATTGATAGTGATGAAATCATCGACAACCCTCCATAGTGCTTCCATGACAATGTGTTCATCTGCCATGGCGATATCGCCGCGCACGCCATCATGCACTTCGGCTGCTGCCAGAGATCCGCTCTTGACATCACTTGTCAGGTTCCCCCCGAGGATAACTTTTGCTATCTGGGTGTCGCAGTAGGAGACCATCTTGTCGAAGTCGCCGACTTTTGTCGATATGACCGTCTCTATACTGTCGTCTTCGTCAATGACTGCGGCATCTCCTGAGAGCATGTTGTATAGCTCTTCCGCCATATCGTCACGGTCTCCTGAAGTTTTTCCCACAGCCCACGGCACACCGTACTTTTCAAGGAACTTATGCCAAAAATCCAGACTCGCACCCTTCAGACGCACAGGCCAGTAGAGCGCTTCATAGAGCGAGCGTCCCATAGGGCGGTCATGCTTTGGTCTGTGCACGGTGTAGATGGCTTTGAACGGTTCAATGTCACTCCCGGTTCCAGACCCCATAGGGTCGTATTTCAATATGTGATCTTTCACGACGAAGTTGCGATAGTCGCGCTCGATAGGAACCGGAATCCAGTAGCCGCTATCATTATGCTCTTTCCAATTCAGCTCAAACACACTGAGCCCCTGCATGGGCGTGTCGAGCAGTTGATCGAGAAAGGTACGGTGCAGTGATGTTTCCAGGGCAGTGACGGCATTCTCGTCATCGCAGGTGATGATCAGCTCTTTTTTGAGCGTCGCGGCTTTTCTGCTGCCGAGGCTGGAGATGACCTGATCGTCACGGTCAATGCGGTCACATGCTTCTTTGGTGAGCCATTTGCGCTGTACGGGTAGTGATGAGAAGATACCTACGAGCAGGTCGCTCATCGGTGCGGCGCTTTTGGTGCGCGTAGTGGTTTTGTTGGCAAAGATGTTGAGTTTTGGTATTTTGAATATCATGATGGCATACCCCCGTATGATTGTCTTTTGCGTTGTGGCTGAGGCTTACGATTGCGTTTGTTTCCGCCTTTTGGTTTTTTCTTGGCTTTTGAGAGCCGCCATGCTCCAACCAGACTGTCAGGTGCATCATCGTTCGCGCCGTCCGGGAAGTCTTCGAGCTGGTTGATCAGTTCGCCCATACTCTCATGAATCAAAATATCTCCGTCTTCTATTGGGATCACCAACTCTTCGATGCGTTCCTCTTTATTCTCAGTGTTTGAGTGTCCACGCACGATGATATGCACCCCTTTATCAGCAGCTTTCTCTTTTGTCCAGTCAACCATCGCATCACCGCCAAAGTTATCCTCAATGCGCCACTGCTTCACTTTGTATAGCTCTTGTAAGCGGATCATCTCCAGTATGGTAGCTGCCGCTCCCTGCACTTTGTTGATTGATTCAAGCACATAGGCTTTGTACGTCTGTCTGCAAACCCCTAAAACAGTGATGCTTGTGTAGTCACTCTTTTTTTTGTTTCCTGCCGGGTCAACCCATCCGACAATCTTCAGGTTTGCCGGGGCATTGGTATAAAAATGCATCTTCTCGCGCACAAATCCGGTGCCAAGTGCTTTCGGGTTGTTTTGCAACTCTTTGTAAAACGATCGCGGGTTCTCAGCCCATTTTCGCATGAGCGTTTCAAGAGGTATGGCTTCAGGCCATAGCAGCTTTGCGCCGCTATCCATATCGGCTTTGTTGGCAGCGTAGAAGTTATGAGCAGCATCTACGCCCTGCGATTTGTACAGATGGGCGTATTCATTCCACAAGTCCATGCGATCTGGGAAGCGAATGATTGCCTGATAGCGTTTCGGGTTCCAGTAGGCGAGCTTGAGCTTACGTGCCAGTACCGAATCATTGTGGAGGATAGTGCCGATGTAGATGATGTCCAAGTTTCCATCAACACTGCCAAGGTTTGATACGGCATCATCTATCCATGCTTCAAGCTTGTCGCGCTGCTCACGGCTCTTGACATTGGTATCGTTTTCAAGGTCGTCAAGTAGCGCAAGGTCGGGACGATGTACGCCGTGTTTGATACCCCTTACCCGTTTACCGGAACCAAAACCTTTGACGCGTATGCCGTTACGCGTAATGATGTCACCGACTTTCCAAGACGGGCCTACCCCGGTGGCATCCGGGTAGTCTGCTTTTAGGCGCCCATTCTCTTCCAGCTCGGTTTTGACGCTTTCAATGAGTGTTTCGGTCAGCTCTATGGCATCGGAGAATAGTGTCGGAAAGTGCCGCAGACCGCGAACGATGATCCAGATTAGAAATACCACAGAGACATCGGTAGATTTACCAAAACCGCGCGGTGCTGCCTCGGCATATTTGTTGCCGGGCACACCTCTGGGGCGGTCGGCAATTTCATGGTAGACAACCTCAAGATCAGCCTGCAATACACTTTTTCCTTCAAGAAAATAGTAGTGCGGAAAGTAGGTGGTGCGAAAGAAGTGAAAGTCATTGGCCGCTTTTTCGCGGCGTTCTTCTTTTCCTTCCGGGGGTAGTGTGTCAACAGCACGCAGCTGCTGCATGAGTGCCAAAGAGTGATCGCCTAACCATGAAATAAACTCTTTACGGGTGATCTTCTTGGCTTCTTTTGGAGTATGTCCCTCTTCGATCAGCTCTTTGGGGCGCTCTTCTAAAAATTCGAGCAGCTCCTCTTTGTCAAATAGTGACATTGGCGAGTTCCTGATCCATCGCATGTACCGTTTCGACGATCTGCTCCATTACATGTAACTCAATTCCAGCTTTTGAGAGTCCTCCAAGCAGCGTCTTGACAGTATGCTTTACAATACCAAGAGTATAGGCTTTTGGGTCTTCTGCGTGAGCAATGCCACGCATTTTGGCGAAGCTGTCACCGAGCTTGGCGATAGCATCGACTTTCTGCTGCGTGCTCATATTTTCATCTCCACGTATCTCGCGGATCGACTCATGCATATACCGGGCAAAGTTTGCGTAAAGGTTTTGACCATCTTCCCCAGTATGCTCAATCACCTTTTGAATACGCAGTGCATCCCAATCAAGGCCGCTTTTTTGGTCTTCCGATTTGTAGTTTTGAACTGACCGGACACTTTTAAGATTCAGAGCATGGCGAATCTGGTCCATATCCATACCACCGATATACATAGAACGTGCGGCTAATCGTTTCTCTGCTGCTGTCATGGCATCCTCAATCCGCTGGTATCTGAGAGTGGTCTGCTGTGACGAAATACTGACTTGTCGCTTTTTGGAGCCGGAGCTGATCCGCTGATTGTCGCTTCAGTCGGCAGCAGCTTTTTATTCATCTTGATCAGATACCCCTCCCATGCTTTGCGATCTTCTTTCATGGCATCGGTCAGCAGATAGTTTTTCCGACGAAGCTCATAGATAGTGAGATCGACGCCGATCTTTTTAAGCAGAGGTGTCGGGGTATCAGGCAATGTCACAAAGCTCTCAATGAAAGCGAGTGTGTCTGCAATGGCATCATCGACCACATCTTGATCGATGATTCCTGTAGCGTTGATATCGCTCAGCTGCAGTAGCTCGGTTTGACTGAGTTCTTTGAGAAGGTCTGTGTTTGTGATTGTCATTGATGATCCTTTTGTGCCCGCGCTCTTATGAGAGCACGGTAGCCTTTCGCATGGCAGACACCACGGGGATTGGCAGCGGTGTAGATTTGTAGATCAGTTTGTAGCCGCTTGGGTCTTTCGTCTGGATCTGATTGACGAAGAGCGGCAGCGGAGCCAGTCCGGCATCGAGATCATCGATAGCGAGATAGCGGAAGCGGAATCCGCTTTCCATGTCGAGAGCCAGAAGTTCGTTGTCGCCGATGGCATTGACATAGGCTTTCGTTTGCGGGTTGCGGTAGCGCCCCTTGAGCATTTTGATAGTATGACGACCAATCTGGATACCTGCAGCATCGACTTTTGCGATGATGCGTGTGTCGTTTGAAAGCGCGCCAATCATACCGACAAGGAAGCTTTCAACAGCAGCACCGCAGCGGAACTCCACTTTCATGCCGAAGCCTGAGTCTTCGATAGCTTCCGCCATTTTGTTGAGGGTATCATTGATGTCACCGATTGTAGCCCCGGTAGCATTAAACATTTTTGTCGGTGTCACGGATGCTACGGTGCCGAACGCCAGAGTATAGGTGTCGAAGCCACCTTCGATTTTCATGGGGTAGCTGATAGTACCTGTGAGTGATTGGCACGCGATGGCTTCAGCCGTGGCGCGAAGTGTCTTGCGGCCATAGTCGATTTTGTTCTGAACCCACGTTTGCTGTCCATCTTGTGAAAGCATTTTGACGTCATTGAGTTCTTTCGCTGAAATGAAGTAGTTCGTGTCGATCGGTTGTGGTTCAATGAATTTGAGGTTTCCGCTGCCTCCGCCAAGTGCATAGCTTTGGGAGCCGCGACGCACGACAGGAACAGCATGTGCGATCTGTGTCAGCTCATCGACACCGATGTGTGCGAACTCGTGAGTGGCGCGTACAGATTCAGGATAGATGTCATCCATGACACGTGTATGAATATCCGGCAAAATAGCCAGAGCCGCAGCGATTGACTGTGTTGAAAAAAGTTGTCCGATAAGTTCATCCATAAATCACCTCCTACATGGGATAGATGTTCAGCGCTTTGAGCGCTTTGAGATCGGCAGCGCTTGGCGCTGTACCTTCGGCATCGACAGAAAGGCTCTCTTCAACGACGCACCCGAACGCAATGCCGTTGCCAACAGTGCTGACAGAGGTGTCGACTTTTGATGTGAGTACGGTTGCGAGCTGATTTGCATACGTGAGCACAATACCGGCAGCATTTGCCGGTGCAGCATCAAATGTGACAGAGACAGCCCCGGTGTCATAGTTGACAGTCCCGCTTCCATCTCCTGAGAGCACCCCGAAACCATTGTCTGTAACTGTCTGAGCACCATCAGTGATGCTTACCATTTTCGGTTGCAGCGGCGTACTGGCTGAGCCGGTGAAGGTTACTTCAGTGGCATCGCCCGTGCCGATAGATGCCGTGTTGTCTGCTGCATACGGAATGTGATTTCCGTCAGCATCGAACGCGACAAGACGTCCTGCCAGAAGTTCTCCATTCGATGCAGCCATCGCAATGGCTACTAGAATCGGTGGAACGGTCATATTGACGATAGGTTTTTCCTGATAGCTGAAGCTACCAAATTTCGCATCGAATGCCATGTGCTATACCTTTTTGAGAGAGATCGCAGTGGGAGCCTGCGTGTTGCTTGCCGCGAACTGGTTGTTTTGCGGCACCTGTACGGATGGCTTTTGTTTTTCCAAAAACTCCTCAAAACCGGCCTTGTCAGCTTTGCAGTATTTGAGTGCCCAGTCTTTTTGTTCCGGGTTGATTTTTTTGGCTGCGATGGCAGCATCTACGGTGGCTTCCGCCTGAGTAGCCAGCAGCGCTTCGTTTTGTGTTTTGAGCGCTTCGTTTTCGGTTTTAAGCGTGGTATTTTCAGTGGTTGCAGCATCGAGCTGCGCCTTTTCTTCCGGGGTCATGATTGTGTATTCCTCCTGTTTTGGGTTGGGGTTGTTTTTTGCGGCTTTCACCTCGCCAAGCTCTTCAAGAAAGGGTTTGTTCGTCAGCGCGGCGCTGTGCAGCGACCAGCCGATATCCTTCCCCGTGACCTGATCGATGGTGTGCGGATCGAGTACGGGCGATAGGTAGCGGTATTCGGGAACTTCTTGTTTGATGTGCTCGATAGCGCTTTGCGTCCACTTGACTTCTCCGATCAGCTTGTCAGCTTCGACTTCGAGAGCGATGATCCAGCCAGACGCAGGAGCGCGGCCTCCCCAAAGCGTCGCGTGTTCGTAGTCGATCACGACATCATTCGGCGATGCATCAAAGTTTGCTTTGATTTGATGGAGGTCTTCAAGTGTGATTTCAAAAGCACCGTTTGGGTGACCGACCCATTTTCCTACTACGGCAAGTTCGATCTTGACGGTAGCGGTGCCATCGGTTGCCATCTTCGCGGCATAGAGTACGGATAGTGCAATGAGTGACAGTTTCATCATTTCCTCAATTCAACATGTAGTGTGCGCATGAACGCGGTCAAGTATCCGCCTCCAGCCTGACCGTCAAAGAGCTTTTGTAGCTTCTGGAGTTTGACGGGCTGTGATCCGGCGAAGCTTTTGGCGGTGATGCGCTCGTCGATCTCTTCAACGAGATCTACAAGCTCCCAGCGTTTTCCTTCGCGTGCAGTGTCATTCCCTGAAAAAGAGACGTGAACAATATAGAGGTTGAATACCGCCGTCTTTTTCAGAGCATGGCCAGCATGATCGTCACCCACAAAATCCACCATCACGAGCGGAAGCTCACGTGCCAGAGCTTTTGCTCCTTCCGGGTTTCCTAGTTCTCCACGGTACTGGCGTGCAGTAAGGCCATCGACAGATGAAAGCGCTGCAATGAGTGCCGTGTTGAAGTTCTTGAGCATGGTGCCTCCATTGGCGGTCATTGGCGAATGCTACACATATATTTCACCCGCAACGTAGGCACTTTTTTCCAAGAACTCTCTTCGTGGAGAGCCGGACTGCTATAGGGGTAGCATTCGGCTGACCTGAAAAAAAATCGAGGAGAACTCATGAACATCGACCCCGCAGTCCTACTACAGCTAATCATCGCAGTAGCAGGCGCTGTGGCTGTAGTTGTGACATCTCGCATCGCATCAGCAAATGCATCACAAGGCTTTGATGCACTAGCAAAACGCGTTGCGGATCTTGAAAAAAATCATGTTGGGGGAATCACCTATCTTGAGGCCGATGACCGATACATGCCCCGCCGTGAATTTGAACTGACCGTAAAAAATATAGAAGCATCGTTGTCTCACCTTTACAAGGGGCAGGATGAGATGCTAACACTACTGAAAGAGAGGAAATAAAGAATGCTAGTCAAGTACGTAGTCAAGGTGCTCGCAGAAACGACACCGAATACCCGCATGGCAGACGCTACTATGGATGAAAATGCCAAGGCGGTCTATGGTGAAGGTGACCCGATCATTCCCGATCTTGATCTCAGCCGCCGTGAACGCTATCCTATGGCTGCATTCAGCGGCTTCAAAGTAGTAGAGCATTTCAAAGCATGGGGCTTTATGAAGTTTTCTATCGAAACGCCGCTGCCGCTGAACGTCGCGAGCTTCGACGGTAGCGATATCGATATCATGATTCAAGCATCGGGTCATAGTCGTGCGTCGATCTATCAGACGCCCGGTGATGACCAGACGCCGCTTGTGGGCTACGAGTTTGCCCCGCAGACCGGAAACACCAAGACCATGTCTATCGACATCGTCGGCCCTGAAAACAAATTCAAAGGCCACGGCGGAAAGGCGGCTATGAAGCTGACGGCAAAAGCAGGTGACCCGCTGATGATCATGTTCGATGTTTCAGCCGCATTCGATGACGTCGTAGACGGCACCTTCACACCGCCGTTTCTGAACCCTACTACGTCGGCGATGATTGACGAAAACGACATCTACGGCCATGTGAAGATCGGCACAACACAAGGTACCGCAACCCGCGCGCAAATTGATGAGTTCACGCTCGACACTATCGGCAGCGGGCAAGTCGTGCAAAAGAAAAACTTTTCAGTGAATGCTTTCCGTGTCGCTGACTTTTTCCCAACGGTGCAGGTGAAGGGTGATGTCGATACAGAAAACCCGTACAGTGTTCAGACTGTACTCGACGGAAATGCCAAAGCGTTCGTTGTCACTGTCAAAGACAAAGACGATCTCTCTGACCCGCAAGACCCAACTACTGGGAAGGTGAAATGGGAGATCATCGTACCGACAATGACGCCAGACCGTCTCCAAGACCTCACGGCGCGGGATGGCCTTGGGTACCTCGACAACCTGTTCAATGCGAACCCGACAGCGGGCAACGACAACTATGTCATCCGCTACTACATCTGATTTGGAGCGATCATGCCAGCTATTTTCCTGAGTCACAACATCGAGATCACGGTAGGGGATGAAACCTTTCCACTCACGGTTCGCCGCGCCACCAAAAAAGAGGAGCAGAAGCTCAAGGCCATGCTCAAGGCGGAGCAGAAAAAATCTGAAGCACAGGATGCAGAACGTCGTGCGTATGAAAAGAAGATGCGCCGCCTGAATTCACTGCGTTCAGAGTTGCGAGACAATCAGGAGCTATTCGCGCTCGAAGATGATGCAGACGTAAAAAAAGAGCTTCTCTCTGAACGCCGCACGCTTCGGGCAGATATCGCTGCCATCGAGGCGGAAACAGAGAGCTATGAGCAGCCTGACTTTGAGAAAGTCATTGCATCGTTTGATGTCATCCCCAAAGCGCGTTTTGAGATGCTGGTAGAGGGTGAAGGCAAAGAGCCGCTGCTGAAGCTGCTCGATGAGTATGGCTCTATATCGTATGCAGACCTCTGGAGCATCATCAATGCAGGCATTGCAGAGGCGCAGAAAAAAAAGTAGAGCGCCTCGTCAAATATGCGAGGCAGCAGCGTAAACGAAAAGGGAAGCCGCCACCGATTCCGAAAACGGAAAAAGGGAGAGCAGCACATGAAAGAAAAGGCACGATCTGGTTGGAAGACGCATGGGAACATGCTGTCTTTTCAGCGTGTGTCAAAGCGCAGCGCTCAACAGGGATGGGGTTGACATTTTCAGACACTTATCTGGAGCGGTTCGCCAAAGAGTACGGGCTCGAATATCTTGAGCTTGCAGATATCGCGCAGGAGATCCTCGCGGTTTTTATGGAAAAGTGAAGCGAGATGGACAAAACAATCAAAGTCACCATCGCCATTGACAAAAAGACCGGGGCCATCACCCAGATCAACTCGGATCTGGATCAGGTAGGGAAAAAAGCGCAGAGCGCCGGAAAAGAGGTTGAAAGCTTCAGCTCGAAGTTTCAGAAGCTTGCTGCAGCCATTGGTATTGTTGCAGCGCTGACGACTGCTTTTACCGAGATGGTTTCCACCGGGTTCGCGTACAACAATACCATGGAGCAGCAGATAGCCGGACTCACGGCGCTGACTGTTGCTACCAGTTCGAACGTTTCTGCCATGGGCAAGCACTTGTCCATCACAGAGAAGTACAACCTGGCAAACTCAGAAGCTGTCAGCACCCTCAAGCAGCTCGAAAAAATCAACGCAGAGACGCCGCATACGCTTGATCAGACCGTGCAGATTTACAAAGCGATGTATGTCAGCATGAAAAACGCCGGTGCATCTACCGAGCAGATGATCAACCTGACCAAAAAGATATCTATTGCGGCAGGATCTGCGGGAATAGAGTTCGGACAGCTGCTATCCGGTGTTGACGGCCTCGCAACAGGTACGGTCGAAGCCAACTCTGATTTTGGGCGCTTTCTCGGTGGGCTTGGCCTGACGAATGAGGCGCTGAAAGAGTCAGGTGATGTCGTCAAAACACTTGAGGAACGCTTTGCCCAGTTCCGTGGAGCCGACACGATGGCAGTTGCCATGTCGAACCTTGACAATGCGTTTTCAAAGCTATCAGGAACAATGACAAAAAGCGGGTTTGATACGACAAAAGTACTTGTCAACCAACTTGCCAACGCACTCGTTGGCGTCAATAGTCGCCTTGAAGACTATCTGGCAAATGTCAACCGTATTCAGGACATCCGCAAGCTAACCACTATTGATGATATGAAACGTGAGCTTACGCAGCTGCAGCAGCGCCTTATAGAGCTGAAGAGTCATGGGCAGTCTACTTTGGATTCTCTTTTCGGTACCAGCGGAAATGCTGTGGCTGAAATCAAGACGGTTGAAGCATCAATCACAGCACTTCAGCGGAAAATTGAACAAACAACAAAAGCAGATTCTCTTGTCAAGGCTCCAGACCTTGAGCTGAACAAAGAAGCGCTTGACGCCATCGCACAATACGAAAAAGAACTGTACGATCAGCGGGTCAAAGATGCCGAAGCGGAAGCTGATCTGATTCTGATGCGCTACAAAGAAGAGCAAGCGGCAGCTGAAGAGGTCGCAAAGAAGCAGCTCGACTGGGTAGATCAGAAGATCGCTGCAACAAAGCGTCTGGCTGAAGCTGAAAAGCAGGCAAACGATGCAGCCATCACCGCCATGGAGGAGTATTACCGTGCCATCGGCGCAAATGAAGCTGCCGATGCCATCAAATACGCTTCGCTTGAAAGCAGACTGAAAAAAGCGGGCTTTCTGACAGATGCCGAGATTCAGACGTACATTGCCACGCTCAAAAGTGAAAGTGATGGCGGAGGATGGAAAGATGCATGGACGGAAACCGCAGCAAAGACTTTTTTTGACGGCATACAAGACGCACTCAATGGAGACTTTTCATTTACAAAGCTCCAGGGCGCAATCACCAGTGCAATAGGACAGGCACTGTCACAGTACGGCCCAGAAGGTGCCGCAGCGGGAGCCGGGCTTCAACTGCTTGACCCGCTTCTGAAAAAAGTCGGTGATTTCGCAGGAGGAAAGGCTTACGAAGGCGCGTGGGTAGATGTGCTGACTATGGGCATGACAGGTGGTCTTGGCACCCTCATAGGGTCGCAACTTGGTGGTGGCGGTGGGGACTCTCCTGTCACAAATGCAAAAGAGCAGATCGACAGATTTGCTAAAAAAATTGAAGAGGCAACCACCGGTCTTTCTGCACTTGAGCAACAAACTACCGCTATCAAGATGCTCAATGACGAAATACAGTCGATCAGCCAGAAAAATGGCGGGAAGCTGTCAACGGCGTGGAGCCTGACGCTGGCATCATATGAAGAACAGTTGACGGACATGCTCACCAGTGGGCTGAATCAGTTCATCGACTATGCGAGCATGACCGATACACAGCTCACAGCCATACTTGGCGGCCATACGCTCGACGAGATCAATGCGTTCAAAACAGCAATGAGTGATCTGGCATATCAGGCAGCCACAGGGAATGCAGATGCGCTGCGCCAATACAATGACATCCTCATCGATGCCGCTTCCAATGAAAATGCACTATACAACATCACGCAAACATACTCTGGGGCCATTGACGAGCTGAGCAGTAGAATAGATGATAGTGCAAGCAGTGCACAGGCAGCATCCGAAGCGTTCGGAGATTTCTCGCAATCTGCTGCTGACATGTACGAGCAGCTCACCGGACAGACACATAGCACCACGGCTGCGTTCCAAGAGCTTTCAGTTGCCTTTGTGGATAGCATGGGCGGGCTTCAGACTGTGCTTGACCAGGTCGCTTCCAATACGCTTGAGATGACAAGTGCGCAGTGGGAGATGGTGAAAACCGTCTATTCACTGCAGGACATATCATCGAGCACGGCATCGGCATCATCGGCTACGCAGACAAACACTGCACAAATTGTGAGAAACACATCGACGACAAGCGGATATGACGCTCACATGCAAGAGTACAATGACCGAATTCGTGCTGAAATGTATATTGCTCGGTATCAAGACCAGTTCGCAGGCATATCGCAGTCTGATCTGGAGTATGCAGCAGCTATCGGCGACATCATACGTGGAGCCAGCACAAAGCTTCCAAACTATACAGGCCCGAACTATCAGTATGAGCAGGAGCTGAACGCTCTCGCCAGTTCATTCGGCCTTAACCCAGATGACTACTATGCATACATGTACACAGACTATCAGAGTATGCTCAAAAAAATGTACTCCGATATCACAGGCTATGATTACGGAGACTCGTACAGCATGGGGCTTTTTTCATGGGCGCAGGAGTTCATAGACTCACTCTCTGATGTATCTGATGCTACTGAAGATTACAGTTCGTCACTCTCCACCGCTGCCAATACGTTCGGTTCTATTTCAGACACATACAGCTCGTGGATCGATCAGCGCTTTGCAAGCGATACTGCGTACAGTGAATTCATGCTCCGAAAAACAATGGCGCAGGCTGCCGGGATTCAGCAGATTATCTCTTCCGGTGGAGATTACACTCAGTCGGACATCGACCGGCTCCAGACGCTCGCACAGCAATCGACATCATACGCTTCGAATTTCCTGGCATCGCTTGACCCGAGTAGCTTTGAGTACCGTATTGAGCAGAACCGGCTCGCGCACACTTTCGGAGCACTGTCTCGGATTCAGTCAGCGAATGAGAAAACAATCAACGACGTTGTAGCCGCGCAGGAGGCTACAAATACGAACCAACAAACACTCATCCGTATCAATCAGCAGCTTCTGGCGGCAATGCAGCGGATGGGAATCGCAATAGAGGAGTGGGCAGCATGAGTACTTATCGCGAGCATATTCCAAGCAGGGCATTTTTGGTAGCGCCTGACTATACTCAGAAGAGCGTTGTAGTCGGAAACACATCATATTTGAGAAGCTATTTCAAACCGTATAGTGTAGCGAAGATAACAAAGCTTTCGTCTCTTGAAAAATATCACCTATCTACTTCTACAGCGACAGCCATAGTTGATACCGCACAAGAGTACGATGAAAACACTGCATACGCCAACGGTGATAGCGTCAAAGTATCAAGCTACGGCGTGGTGTTTGAAGCCGGGGCTGATGTACCTGCCGGGAATCATCCTCTGTCGCCTGACAGTGTGGACGAGTCAGGTGTGCCTTACTGGGTAGAAGATGACACGATAGAAGAGCTGAAAATATTTGATGCGTCCGCAAAAACAGACCTGAGCACCGGGGCAGGAATTCGAATATCCGGGCAGGCTTTCTATTTCCCAGACTCTATCCAGGGCGTCATTGATCCGTACATAGTAGATCATATTTCAGTCATGGGCATCCGGGCGCCGATCAAAGCTAATGTTCGTATGTTTGTGCAGTTCTATTTTCTTGACATCAT